CGTGCACATGCCCCGGATCAGTGATCGTGTGGTTGTGTGCGACCAGGTCGCCAAGCGTCATCGTGTGATTCTGCAAGCCGCCTACGTTGCCGACCACGGTGCCGTCGAAATTATTGCCCGCCACGGTGATGCGGTTGGAAAACCCGCCGACGTTCTGGTCCTGCCCGAAGGTGGCGCGGTTGCGCAGATCGGGCACGTTGAACGTCGTCACGCCGTCGCCGTTGCCCCATGTCGAGCCGATGACCGTGAACAGAGCCGCAAAGGTCGTGCGGGAGACGGTCTGGTTGTTGGCGTTGATGGTGCCGCCGGGACAGGACCCGCCCGCGTGATCGAACACCATCCCGACATTGACCGGCGGCACACCTACCCACTGCCATTGCGTTCCGTCGTACTCGACCATCACCCGCTGACCGGCAACCCACTCGCCGCCGACGAAGGCCGAAGCGCCAAGCTGGGTATGACGAAAGACCGCGAGATTGCCGCTGGAGTTGACGTTGAGGGTGAGGGCGCCGGAGTTGGAGAATCCAACAGTCAGGCTGACCTTATAGCCGGCCGTCAGGCTGAAGGACGACGGTGTGACCGTGACCGCTTGTGCCGTGGACGAGCCCGTGGAGGTGCCACCGATGAACGATGACGTGCCGCCCGAGGCCGAACTGAGCGGCGTGGAGAGGCCCAACAGGGACGTGATATCGGAGTTCACGCCCGCCGCAGCGGCATTGGTCAGGCAAGTGATGATCGCGTTGTAGTTCGCCATCACCTGCGTGGCGTCGGCCGTGGTGGCGTTTTGAAGATTGAAGGGTAACGTGCAGGGCACGTTGGCTTGCGCAAAGGTGGCCCAGAGGGTGAGAAAGAAGGGAAGAAGCTTTTTCATGCTGTTGTCCTACTGAAACCAGAAAATCACGAGGCCACCCGAGCGACCTGCGATTCCCGCAGTCGCAGCAATATTTGCAGCCCCATTGGCTCCGGGAGCAAATAGACTACTTCCGGCTTTTCCGCCCTGACCGGTAGCTGTAGAGCTACCACCGCTATCGGCCACAATACCGGCTTGCCCGGAATCTCCAGTGATATTCACATCCCCATTAGTTGCCGTTCCACCGGCTGTCCCTGCCGTTTGAGTGCTGTTGGCAGCAACAGCCGTTCCATTGCTACCATTGGCCGTTAAAGTTGTGATCGATTGCGTCCCGCTGGCAAGCGTCGAGGCCGTTCCGTTACCGCCCGATGTCGAGGATGTGCCCGCCGCGCCAAGAGCCCCCTGCGTATAAGCCAAGGTGTTTCCAGGTGTAAGACCTGTGAGGTATTTTTCAAGGTAGCCTGCGGCACCGGAGCCACCTGACGCTGCATAATTGCCGCTTGCGTTGGCGCCTCCGGACCCGCCACTGCCGCCCCACATCCGGTTAAAAGATTTAGTAGCCGTCGCCGGGATCGTGATGGTTTGCGTCGAGGAATAAGCGACGATCGAGACCAGCCCGCCGGTGCCACCGCCTCCTGCGGCCCATGAAAGAATGCCGGTGCCGTCCGTCGAAAGGACGTTGTTTACCGCGCCGTTGTTCGCGGGAAGCTGAAACTTGGTCCCGGTCCCCGCCGCCGCCGCAGTCTGAATGATAACGCTGCCGCTGGTCGATCCATTGAGCGTGATCGAACCGCCGGTGCCGCCGTTGGTCCCGAGTACCGGAGTTTGCGTGTCGGTCTCGTTGGCCGTCGATCCGGTTGGATTGCCCTTGAGCGTATCTGCCCCGGCTTGCGCCAATTTGGCATTCGTTACTGCGTTCGCCGCAATCGTGGTCGCGACCGTTCCTACGGTGCTTGTCACGTCTCCGGTCAGTGCCGGCATGCGTCCGGCCGGCAAGGTGCCGCTGGAGATATTCGCCGCGTTCGTAGTGTCGGTCGAACACGACGGCGCGGAATTGGTCAGGTCGGCACAGACCGGGGAAGCCTTGGTCGCCAGTGTAGCGAAAGCTACGTTGTTCGTCTTGGTGCAGATGATCCCCGACGCCCCGTAGGTGCAGTCGCCGGCCAGTGCCGTGTCGGTGCTGACGCCTGACCCGTTGCCGATGAAAAAATGAAACTGGCCGAGCGCCTGCGTTACTGCCCCGTTCAACGTCACGGGACCGTTGAATATCTGCGCGCCCGTCCAGGTGTTTGCCAGCCCGAATGGGCTCTTGAAAGTGCCGTTGAGCGCAAGGAAGCTGTCGGTCTGCGCCGCCGCTGGGGTTGCGGCCAGTAGGGCAAGAATTGCAAGAACCTTCTTCATCCGACTACCTGATAAGCGAACGTGCGATCGTTGCGTGAGTTATTAGCGTGCGTCACCACGAACTGACCGGTCCCCGGCACAATCGAGGTTGTCGCCATGTCGTTGGCCGCGTCCTGAGTTTCCGGAGAAATCAGCACAACCGAACTGGGCGTGCAAGGGGCCACCACCGTAGTTGTCGTGACGTTGGGACTGAGCGTGAAAGTGCCAATGCCGAGAATGCCGACCAGATGAATGCCGTATGGTGTGCTGGAGGGCGGTACTGCACTTCCCGAAATGGTACCAAGGTCGGTCTGCAAATAGCCCAGAAGCTGGTAGCGCATATGCAGGCGGCCGATCTTCACACCTTGCGCGCTCAAGCCCGCCGCCGCGATCGTCAGCCGGCGGAACACTAACGGCTGGTGCCAGTTCAGGGCCCGTGGCGCCAGCGCATTCGCGGCGCCCTGCCACAGCGCCTGCCCCCACGTAAAAGATCCCCACAAGGTCAGTGCACCAGTCGCCGCGATCGTCACCGTGTCGAGCACCGTGTTGTTCTGGTCCAAGGCATTGACCACGATATTGAACGCCGGCACCAAGGCCGCAAACAGCGTCGCCTCGATAATGCAGGCCTCGACCATCTGGTCGGTATCGGGAAGAAGCGCCGTCTGCCACGCATAAGTCAATTGCGCCCCGATTTCCACGTAGGTACTGGTCGCACTCTGGACCTGATCCGACTGGAAAATCTTCGCACCCTGCCCGATGATCGTAATCAGGAAGGTGTTGTTCCACGGTGAAATCATCGACACGTTCGTGGTGTGCGGCCCCGACCACACCTGGCGCACGAAATCGTACCACCATTCCTGTTGCGGGCTGCCGGTCGCAAGCCCGTTTTGCACTTGCACCCGGTAAACGCCGCCATTGAAAGCCGCGTTCATACGACTGGGGGTGAGAGCGAAGAAGAACGGCGCCGTAACGCCGTCGCCAGCCTTGCCGATCGGAGGCGTCACCCGCGCGTCGAAGGTGATGACTCGCAGCCCGTCAGGCGCAATGAAGGCCAGCCCCTCCGTTGTCGGCGTCACAGTATTGGCCCCGAGCGTCCCGGTCGCCACGTTGAGACTGTTCTTGGACAGATTACTAAGCGCAAAATCGCCCGTAATCTGGTAGATGTTCGCCAGCCCCTTGAACACCATCAGCGACTGGACGATACCGCCAAGCTGGTTTTCGAGTGGCAGGCCCGCCGCAACCGTCAGCGCCACGTTGTCATCGTAAGTAATAATCTGGTTGGCGTTGGTTATTTGCGTCGGAATCAGCACGTCCGAGAAATAGGACGCCGGCTGGGCGTTCGGCGGATTCACCAGGAAATAACAGCGGCCGTTGAAATTTGCTACCCATTGCGGGGGCGCCAGCAGAGCGTTGATGGACGTGTTGGCCGCACTCCAGGCCGGCGCCGCCGGGTTGGTGATATCGAGCACGCCAAAGAACGCGCCGCCAGCCCCCGTGAAACCCGGATGGGCCACGATGATCTTGGTCCCCACCAGAGCCATGACCGGCGGATTCCACTGTCCGGACGAAGGCGGACTGGCCGGCGTATTGCCGCTGGTCACCCCGGAAATCGTGACGAAGGTACTGGTCAGAAGGTTGTAGCAAAATGGCTCATCATTGCCGGGATTGCGCGCCGTCGCCACCATGCCGAATTGGAAATTGCCAACCACGAGATCGACGGAGATGAAGCCCGGCGTGTTGAAACCGGCAAAAGCCGTAAGTTGGAGCGCCGCCGGCCGGCACTCCCATAGGTCCTTGGTCGACGGGTCTGGAATGAGGTTCGATAATGACGCCATGGCGCCGCTGAAAGCCGTGGAACTGTCCAGCGTATCGGAAACGCCTCGCGGCGACCACACGATGGGGTGGGCCTTACGAAGGGCCATCAGCAAGCCTTTCGTTGAAATTCTTTAGTCTTAAACGGGTATCCGGAAGCAAACGCTGAAAGTGTGCATCGCGGACAAAATAAAGGATCGTTTTTACAATTGGACATTACAGCCCAATATACGAGATCTTCGGTTTCTGCGCCAAAGTGTTCATCAAGCTTAATCAAATTAGCCGGAACTGCCAACCATTTATGTAACCAGTCCGGATCGTATCTTGTCACGATTCACCACCCTATATTTTTTGTATTCGGCAGCTTGTTCCAATCACTGCTACCGAACCGCCGCCGGTCCAGTTCCACGGTCTTAGCGCGGCCTTCAGGATCGTCCTTCAAGGTCAGATATCGTCGTAAAAGTACCCCGGCGCCCTGCGGGTTGACTTGTTCGGAACTGGTCAGGAAACTTGCCGCGCGATCGTCATCTGCCAGTGCCATCATTTCGCCGGTCAAGCGCGTCACCAGATAGTTGGTGTACGGGAACCACGGCACCGTGGCGCTAGTTTCGGGCGTCGTAATGTCGGGCATGAGCGAAAAGTAGCGCACCGATACCGGCACGCTGATCGATGGTGGCGGCCATACGAACTCCTGAGCTTGCCCAACGCCTATCTGGGGTGAGGTCTCGACGTAAAAATTGCGTGGGAAGTCCGCAAATCCCGGTTGCTGCGTCAGCGCATCATATTCCCACTGTTCGCAGCGCACCATGAAATAGGGCTGCCCATTGTAGGTATAGAACTGCTTGCCCTGCTGCGAACGCAGGTAATCAGTCGGAAGCAGGTAAGGCCCCAGACCGGTATTGGTGCCAGCGGGGCCGGTATTAAAGTTGAACGTGAACAGCTTGCGGGCCTGCGCAATGTCGTAAGTCATGCACAGTTCTTGCAAGATAGCGTTGAGCTTCTGCCCCGCCTGCGAGGTGAATCCCGGCGTCTTAGCTGCCTGGTTGGCCAGAGTGACGATTTGAGCCGCTGTCAGGGACATGACTCGCCGCTCCATTCACCAGAGGGGTGCACCGGTCGATGGCGTTCTGTGCCTTCTCGATACCTTCACGATACCGCTCCAGGCTGACCCTGAGATTATGCCGGGCCTGCTTCTCGGCCGGCGGCAGCTTCTCCGGATCCCAAGGACCTTTGCGATCGCTGGACTCATAGCGCGCCTGCGCAAGCTGGTCCATGGTCTCCATCTGCATAACCAAGGACTTGGCTACACGCTGCTGACCCTCCAGGTCTTCCCGCGCCTGCTGAAGATCGTACCACGCAATCTGCCGGTCTGCCGCCTTGCCCATCTTGTCAAGAAGCGCGTCGATATCGGCCTGATTTGCCTCGTTAGCTACGTGTGTTTGGAACACGATCGTCCGCCGGGCGTCCTTGTCAAGCACGACCTGATACGAAAACCCGAGTGCCGGGTCTGCCTTCATGGTCTTGGCTTCCGTCATCGCCCAATCCCCAATAGCGTAGCCGGATTCGCGCCCATCAGTTGCCCGGAACTGACCTCAAGGTCGCGCGGCCGGCGATTGTCCATGAAATTCTGTGCCCCCACATAAGACGGCGCACGGAACCGGCGGCGGGTCTTGGTATCGCGCACCTCGGTTTCTTCCTCGTGCGCCCACCCGCGCGCCTGTTGTTCGACCAGAACGGCGAACACCGACGATGTAACGTGGTGCAGACGCTGGTGAAAATACTGCACCCCATCGAGCATGATATACTCGGAATGTCCGGCCAATTCCAGGAAGATCGGCACCAACTGCTCTTTGGGATCGCTGGCCTTGCGTTCCTCATCAATATAACGGTCAAGCAGCGCCTTTTCCTCGCGGTCCTTCATCTCGTTCTGGACCGTCAGGCGGGCTTTTTCCCGAATCGCGTCCCGCTCCTTCTGAGAAAGCAGGTTAAACGTGCTCGGGTCGTCGCGCTGGCGCTCAATATCGATCCTGCGACGGCGGTCCTTCGCCAAGTGCTCAGGAGGCGTACCTTTTTCAAGAATAGTCATGTATGTACCCATGATGCGCTAGCCGCAGCCCGCGCCGAAACGATGATCGGCCAGCCGGTCGCGTCGATGCCGACATAGTCGCCCGGCAAGAGTTTCAGCCATCCCCGGTTAGGAACAAACAACTGCCCGGCACGCGACCACCCGCCCATGGCAAAATTGATCGGTTGTGCCGGATTCTGGTCGTCCTTGATGGCTTGTTGGATCGTCGCAATATCGGCGTCCAGTTGTGTCACGGAGAACACCGTACCGTCCTGCCGGGTATAGGATCCCGGTTGCGACAACGCTGTGAGCGTTGTCGTTCCCGCTGTGCCGAGCGTTGCCGTCGCCATTTACGGATTCCCGGTCGGCCAACCTTGCGCTTTCGCCAGATTGGGCGCGAGGTTGAGTTGCGCCGCAATATCGGCCGCCATCGCATTGGTCAGGTTGGTGATGTCGGTCGAATTGAGCGTATTGCCCGTCCCGGCACCGTTCACAACTGGCAGCACCGCCGAGTTGTTGTTGAGAATGAGAATTTGCCCCGTCCCTCCACCCGAACCGGGGAGGGACGGTGCCGCCAGCGCCGCCATGGGACCGGAACCTGGACCGACAAAAACAAGTTCGGCCTGATATTTTAGTGCGTAAGGCATATTCTGCTCCTGTTCAGGGGGAGGTCCGAAGACCTCCCCCATCGACCTTCCCGGATTAACCGAAGGTCACGCTGAAGGCCGACGTGCTTTCAACCCGCATGAAGAATTGCACGTTTTCCAAAAGCGTCCCATAAAACGCCTTCCAGCCAACCACGCGCAACTGGTTGAGCGGGTCAGACTTGTCGGCGTCCTTCAGATAAGTAAACCGCACGTTGTCCAAAATTACCTGCCCGTAAGCGCCGCGACCGAAGATGAAGCAGGGATAGACCGTAACGCCCGTTGCCGGCGCCGCTGGCGGCACCTGCGGGGCACCGACGCCTGTAATGACGACCGTCTGACCTGGTGCAAGCTGCGTTGCCATGCCGGCATAGGGCCCGACTGCTGGTCCGGCAGCACAAACCCCGAGATTAAACACCGAAGACGAGCCGGCGTTGATGTAAACATTGAAGGTGAAATTGGGCAACGCCGGCAGAACCACCGAAATCGAGCCGTTGGGGCCAGTCACCGACAACGCACCCGATACCTGATAGATGCGGCTCTCGTACTGGTTCTGCGTATCCGACGCCGTCACCTGAATGAAATAGTTGGCGTTGGTCGCAAGGCTGCCAGCCGTCCCCGGCGTACCGGTAATTTGCGCCACCCCGGTGAACGTCGGAACGAGGTTCGAACGACAGAATCGGATGCCACCCCATTCGCCAAGCTCATAATTATAGAGCCGGTTGAGATCCGAGAACGTCCACGCTTGGTTAATGGTCGGATTCTCGCGCATGTCCGCCACCGTAAGGGTGTGGAGGACCGCTGTATAATGCGGCATGCCGCGCGGATTGTCCGATGCTCGCTGACCGCCCGCATTGGCGTCGAGACGTGTATCCGTCATCTCGTCACCGTTGTAACGCGGTGCCCCAAGCGTTTCGAGAATGGCAGTCGCACGGGTGATTTCGTGGGGATTGAGCACGTCACCAGCAAGAAGCGAAGCACGCGCGCCACGCGAGTTGACGTAATTGACCTGCGGCCCGGCCAGTAGGTTATTGAAGGTGTTGCGTTCGAGGGTTTCGGCAATCTGAAGGCCAAGAATCTCCTTGGCCTTGACAAACAACGGGTGCTTGATGGTCAATTCGCCCACGTCCGTGATGGTGATCTTGTCACCCCACTGCTGGGCTGTCGCAGAAACCTGGGAAATGGTCATCTGTTGTCCGACCGGCGCAACGCCTTCGGACAACGGCGCGTAGGGCAGCGGCACGCGGTTGTAACGAGTAGCCGTGTAGGCCGTACCGCGGCCTTTGGGAAGCGTCAACGGATCGCCGAACTGGTAGACCACAAGCTGGCGACGGGCCAGGGGGAGCGTTTCGTCGGCAAGATAGCCTTCGATATCGGCAGCAAACGCGCCAGCAATGTTGGTAGCCATCGATCACACCTCCAAAACGGGCGCGACCGCGGCGCCCCTCATATTTCCATA